TTGTTTTTCCCATTGGCTTTCAGCAATAATGCGTCCTTGTCGGAGCATTCTTTTGATGCACTTTGAAGCCTTATTATGGGTGTCTTTGAGGTTGTGTTCGTCCCAGTTGACATGATCATTTTCACAAGGAGTGTAAATAATATCCATGATAGTTAATATATAGGGAGCCACCCCGTGAGTTAACACAGGGTGACTCCCAGTGATATAACGATTAGAACATCAACTGCTGGCCAACGGCTCCAGCAACAGCGGCAGAGGCAACAGCAGCAGCAAAGCCTGTAGTGGCTTCATGTCGCTTACCTGTACGTAGGTCTATGCGTCCTGCTTGCACATCATCAGCAAGTGTGAACGCTTTAGTCTTGCGATCAACAGTAGGCTTGTTGAGCAACGCACGAACCTGACGGGCTTCTGTGATAACTTCAGGACTACGGATAGCACCACGTTGACCACGAGGGTTATTTACTGGTGACCAGTGATCCTCATACTCTGTGACAACGTTAAAGGGATGCCAGAGCGTACCTTCGGATTTATCTTTACCACGTGCATCGAGGAAGATTGGCTCGATACCGTTATTCCACTTGCGCCAATCCTTCAAGTCTTCGTCTATAGGTCTGTCGTAACAGAGCTTGAGGAAGTTGAGTTGTTCTTTTTCAGAGAGAGGCATGTTTACAAACCTATTGAATGTATCCTCAACCTTGGCCAAGTGGTTAAGCCCAAGTTTCATGAACTTAACCGCCTTACCCATGTTGTCCTGAATAGAACGAGTATGCTTGATGGTGTAGCTGTGATTACTGTCTCTTAGAGCAGCATACAGCGTATTGGAACACACAGGACGAATATGAGTGAACCTCATGGACAACGCTTGTTGCCCTGTGTGTCCTTGAGCGATAAGCAAGTACCGCTCGGTGGTGTCACCGTTGAGTAACCTAGCTTCGTATGGAAGGCGGCACTGTAGAAATACAGATGAGCCATTGTGGAAGTACCCGCCAGACACGAACTGAGCGTTGGAAGTCTGAAGAATACGGTCGAAGCACCTGAATGCTTCTGTGTTCTGCACAGTCTCAAAGCCCTGACCGACAACACAGTTACCTAATGGTTCACTGGTGTCGGTACGGTAGATACCTTTGAGGTTGGGCATGTTAGTCCATTGGTACTGACACTCGTCTCTATTGAATGTCTGAACTTGGACGTTGCCAGAGTCTACTTCCCAATCGAGGTTAGCAGCTTTGACGGCTTCGGCAGTGCTATAGATGCTCTGCCCCTGTAGGTCTATTATGTTGTATGATGACATACTTATTTATCTCTTTCTTTGTTGTGTAGTGTTAAACGGCTAGGTCGGAGTAGCCTTTCTCCTTACTGATTAATACAACGGGTCTTGCGTCAGTAAACCGCAAGTCGTGAATCTCGTTGTCATACATTGGGTATCCCCATTTGTGAAGAATCCCAAAGTCTATGTCATTGAGCATTTTATCGTAGTTAGTTTTACTATAAACAACATTTACGTTGTGTCCTGCCTCAAGCACATCAAGACAGTTATCAACATCACGTTCTGTACCGTCAAATGAGTACGTAAGATGATAGTTGAGAGGCATCTCTTTCCACGCTGGACGAGTACCGTAGCGATACTTTGTATAGTCGTAGAATTGAACGTCAGGGAACCAATCAAACAACGTTTTACCTTCAAGGTATTCAGAAGTCTTAGATTCCCATACTAGATCAGACAGACCATTAAGCCTGACTGCGAGTGAAGGCATATCTTGACCACGTAGTTTACTTTTGAGGTAAGATATTTCCTGAGTGAGGTCTTCCATCGTATCCTCATAATTCTCAAAGAGGTTACGTGTTCGCCTTATACGTGCATTAGACACGTTATTCATTCGTCCTCTACCTTGATGGTAGAGACAGGTTTCGTGACACTGACTGAATCGGTGACACGTGGTATGTCCTGAGTACTTAGCAGGAGCCAAGTGTAGGATGGCTGTGATGTAGCCGTACTGAAGACCTTTGAGGGTCTTAGGGTTACTGAACGTGAGATACTCGCATCTTCTACTGAGTGAGGTGATGTGGTCTGAGTACTCTTTTGATACCACCCTTTCGGGTGATCTCGTGTGGGCAACGCTTGGCAGGCCTTGTAGCATACCACTGCCCATATCAGAGCTAACACTTTGAGCATCAACTCCCATCTCTCTTCTGACACTAGGTTGTTCTGATATTACGGTCATGTTTAGTTGTGTATTTATTTTTTATTACTTGTGGATACCTACATGACACATGCAGGTAAATTGTATGATAGTGAGTGAGACATTGGGTGTCCTACTTATCTTTTTTGAGAGCTTCATCTAGTTCTTTTTTGTACCTATTAAGGAAGCCAGAGCTACGTGTGGTTTTGAATTGATCATCTGTACCTTTGACTTTTTCCCAAAAGCAATCGTCAAGCCACCAACGTCCTGTTTCGTTAATCCAATTGATCCATCCGTATATAGACCATCCAGTACTTGGCACAGGGAGATTAAGGTTCGCTGTGAAGTCGCCTTGGTTATAGAGATCAATGAGTTCACCAGTAGTGATGGTACGTATTTCTTCTTCGTAGATGACTGTACCATCTTCGTATTCTGCTAGTTTTTTGAACTTATCTTTAGACATGACGAGTATGAGAGATAGCTTGATTGATTTCATCATGCTCACCAAACAGGACTTTCCAACCAAGAGGTGAAGTACCACTGATGAGAAACTCTCGGTCATCAGCAGAGAGCGATTTGAACTCCATGATGCGACCAGTTTGACGATATGCGAACAACTCAGACCCCAACACAGTGACTGCGTGAGGACTGCCGGTGACTTGGCAAGGGCCAGTGAATGTGTATGTATGCTCTGGTTCGTACTTTTCGGTATACGAACAGCGATCTATGTATCTTTGAATAGGCATATTATTGCGTGATTAGTATGATAGTTACAGTGAGTGCAGCACCTGCGATAGCTGCAAGTGACCACAGGAAATCCAGTGAGTGATTGTTGTTCATGACTAGACTAAGTAAATGATAGTCCTTGGTTGGCTACGGACTAACGCCTCAGGATTGCTCCTGAGGGTTAGGCACGCCGTTGACTAGAGTGCGATCTTCGACATCGACTATTCTAGTGGGATCGTATGCTTGGTGCTTCTTAGGCGAGCGCATCTCGCTTGTGGTTACGGGAACATTGCGATTATCAATTTCATCCTGACGGTTAGCTTCTGCTGCCGAAGCCTGACGCATTGAACCACCTTTGTTGAAACGACGATACGCCATGTCTTCGAGATACTTCTCATCCATAGGACGAGCCGATAAATCCACGTATGGAGTACCATCTGGCAACTTATCGTGACCCGCATTGAGCCAATGAAGTGTGGTCTCTTGACAGCACGGGCAAGTAATCTGAAGTTTACCATTCATATCCTGACGCGCCCAACCCTGCTTACGACGAGCAGATGGAGTAATGAACAACGATGCGAATCCTGACTCATTACGAGGGCGACCATTTAACTGACGAACTACCTTGGAGGTGAGTTCACGTAGTGTAGCCGTAGCTGCAGCCGCAGCTTTTCTTAGTGTGTTATGTTTGTTTTTCATTTGTGTAGGGAGGCTTAACTGCCTGCACCCTTGGGCGGAGTCCGCAGATCGCCGCTAGGCGACCCGTTAGGGCGACCGGAAGCAGATTCAAGTGACATCCCCGTAGGGGATTGCCGTAAGGCAACCTCTGGTGGCACGCAGAATGTGCGGAGGGAGTCTGTGGACGGAGAGGCAGTTAAGTTGACCGGAGCGAATGAAAAACATGAGTAGCACTAAGAAAAGCGTAGGCGTAAGCGGAGGCGAAACGGAGTGAACTCACCGGACTTACTATGTGTGCTTACAATGAGAGTGCTTAGTATGGATGACCTGCAGTTTTACCGCTGGAATGCCTGACAGATGGCAAAACAAACAGGAACAAACATAAAGTATCCCCACCAGATATACCCAACTTCCATTTACTTAGGGGGCCACGGGGGTAATTACTCACGTTAGATATAACGTGTACCCCCTCGGATTTTCCCACCAAAAGTATCCAAGTAGGGTCTGCTGTTGTTACATTCGGGGGCTTAGAAAGTGTCGCACAATCGAACCTGAAGGCATTGTGGGGTCATCTGGTTATCCTTGCTGTGAGCCTCATGCGTCTATAAGTTCTTCGCCTATTGGGATTTAGGTTTCTTTTGTGACTAAAAGGTACAGCTTTAGTAGACCCCAATTAGGGTGTCACACCTGTGCCATCTTTTGTGATAAAACACAATAATTGTTATATTTAATTGGTCACTTGTGACTCACATCTGAGCTTCACTTGCTGCTGTATTCTTCAAGATTGGCAAATATGAACCTATTGTAGTGACCTTTTGGCTCATTTGTAACGTTATTTGGGTTATATTTAGTTGGCACTAATTGGCTCACCACCTACATCCACGTAGTTGCCTCTTGTTTGCCCCAAAGTTTGTTGTGGGACTCTAGGAATTGTTCTAGGGCTTGCTCCATTTGTTCCTCACGGTAGTCCTTGATGCCTCTTTCGATGTCTTTCTCCATGTGATCTACCCAATAACCAACAGCAATAGACAGAGCATCAAGTCTATCGTCATGCCTCAAGGCTCCCTTTTGGAACGTTAGTCTTGACATCTGGTAGAACAATGAGTACAATTGGGGATCACCCGTGAGTGACATCCGTAAGTCACTGTCAATGTTGCTTACTCCTTCACTGTCACCTCCCCTAAGATCACCTAGGATTACCTTAGGGTCTACAATGAGCCTGTGGGAGTTCATTACGGGTTCCAAGGTGTCTATGATGCGTCTTTCCTTCTGTATGGAGTGTCTTACTTCTTCAACAGTACAAGGATACCCTACTTCCTCACTGAGGACAGGCTTCAGTAGCTGAGAGAACATTCCGTCACCGAAGTTAGACTCTACGACGATCTCATTCACTTTGTGGGTCTTAGCGATGTTCCCTAGCTCTCTGAGTACGTCTTTCGTGTAGCCGCCTAGGAAGCCCCCTGAGGCCACTAAGAATAGCTGTCCGTTGAGTATTTTAATAACAGCATAAGCAGTTTCATCCTTACCCATACCTGCAGGGTCAATACTCATAACTGCTCCTGTGTAGGGCTGATGGTCACTAGCGACCTCCATAGGCCTGTAGTATCTATCCCCTGCTAGTCCTACGCTTTCTAGGTCTTTACACTCTAACTCTGGGGATGACGCCCAAGTGAGCTTAGGAGAGGCTACGTCTTTGTCTAAGGGGTGTACGATCAGGTCGCTTAGTCTTAGGGGATACCGTCCTATGTCGCTTAGGGAGGTATCCAGCATGTATTGTAGGGCAAACCCGCTCTTGCCGTAGGAGGCTTCACGTTCGTCTAGGTCAGTAGAGTCGAACCTCTGGGGGTCTACAGGCGATCCCTCGGTAAGGGTTTCACACTTGTCTATGATGTAGGGGGCTAGTCTATGGCCGTAGGCCGAGAGGGCCTTCTTGGAGGGGATTCTGGCAGGCCATATTCGTATCTCGTATCCCCTCTGAGGGAGAACGTTGTAGATAGACATTTCTGTCTGAGGTGTCCCCAAATAGACAATCCTGCCTTCAGGTTTAAGTACAGCATCAAACTCCTTGATGGTCTCCTGAATCTTGTCCCTCATCTGCTGTGTCAGGGAATTATTCAGGGACTCTACATCGTCTGCCACAATGAGGTCTGCACGGCTTCCTGTAAGCTGTCCTGTTATTCCTACGGACTTTACAGACGGTGCATGAGCAGCAGGAGCAGGCCCCACATCGAATGCTATCTTACTGCTTCTCTGTTCCTCTCTGGGAATCAGGTGTTTCAGTAAGGGCATCTCATTGATGAGCCTTAAAGTGAACGTAGAGAAGTCATCACTACGTGTTTTACTGGCAGAAACCACCAGTATATTCATGGAGGGATTCAGGAGAAGCTGGTGACATACATAAGCAGAGGTAATCCAACTCTTCCCCACCCCACGGAATGCCTGTATGCAGCACCTACGAGGCCCTGTATCGACATACTCAGCAATATCGTACTGCGTTAGTGTCGGATCAGGTAACCCTAGGTGCTTCCATGTAAGGTACAGGAAGTTCCTAAAGTCCTTTAGTTCTTCAGGTACTGAATAGGCCATTGTTGGGCCTCAGACGCCCCTCTAAGGCACTTTTGGTATTAGGATGCCTAATGACTAGCCTTGGCTTCCTGAATGTCCTCAGAGGAAGGAAATGGGAGAGCATTGGCAAGACCCTGTAGGGGTGATGCTTCTGCTGGTGTAGCAGTAATGCTGTTATCCTTGAGCATCTGACGGGCTACATTGAGGTCAGTCGAAGTGGCTTCCCCACTTGAGATTCTCCCTGTGAGGTCATCACATACGAGATCAAAGAGGTCACTTAGTTTTTCTTCCTTAGTTTTTGCCATTCGTTGACTGCCTTTCCTGTTGTCCAAACTATGGTAACTACCAGAAGAGTGATCTTTAAAATCAGTTCAACATCGGTAAGGGTCACCACACCCAGTACCGTACCGTTAATGCCGAAGATTTTAAAGTACTCTTCCATCCCATCACTCTACTACTTCTACGTCTCCTACAGGTGAGTCAACAGTTGTCCCGTTGATCTTCTCTATAACAGTAACAACCTTCTGGGCAGCAGTACGCACACCTTCATGTTGTTGGGCCGTTAGAGCAGCGTTGGAAGCCGCTTGGTACACTACTTGTATAGCCTCAAGGGCTTCCTTTTGTTCTTGGTCGCTTATGTTCATTTCTCTCTTATTCAGACGATTCCTCACTTGCGGTTTCCTCTTCGGATTCCGTTTCTTCTTGTGAGGTTTCCCCCTCCGCATTGTCGCTTGTTTCTTCCTCATTAGGCAAGTCTTGATAACCATCCCCTATAGTCATGGAACTAAAGTCAGGCTTGGTTCTATCTTCAGGTGCAGCTACAGGAGCAGTCATCTGGTTGGCTATCCTTGTTTGTAACTCAAGATACCACCCCTGACTTCCTAAGACGCCTTCAATGAAT